AATGATCGGATCGCCGTGCATGACAGACCCCCCCGGCGAATTGATGCGGATATTGATCCGGGAATTGCTTTTTTCCAAATCCCGGATCGCTTTCACCACCTCGATGTCCGTGAGGTTGGTTCCCGCTTCCGTATCCCACCAATCTTCCTGACCGATGTAACCGTAGATCAGGATTTCGGGCGTATTGTCTGCGTCCGTTCCTGTGATCACCCGGAAATAACTACCCGTTTGCCCCTGCGGGCGTATCTTCTTCGTTACCATCGGTTGCATTTTGTGCCGGTGTCGGCGTTTGAGTTTCTTCCGGTTCTTTGGTTGGGTCGGCCATGTTCAGCGGGATATAAAAAGCCTTCCCACTGCCATCAGGAATTGGCGGCATGCCTTGTGTCATACGTACTTCATCACGGTTATACACACCCCACTTCATTACCGTATCAATCATTTTTGACTGGCTTTCTACGTCAGCGCCAAGTATTTCGGAGAAGTCGAACCGGATTTCGTGATTTGCCTTTTCGCTTTCAGGAAGTAGCTTCCAAGCGAGTTCGGCGGCGATATTGAAGCAAAGCGGTTTCAGCGTGTAGGTCACAAACAGCTTGGATAATTCTTCGATGTTGTTGAATGTTGCCCGGTCGAGGTCTTCTAACAGGAACTGAGGGACGCCGGTAATACGGGCGATGTCGGAAACCAGACTTTTTTTGGTTTCAGTGTACCCGGCCTCCATTGGCGTTGCACCAATGCGGGTATATTTTGCGCCCTGTTCTAAGATTGCGGTTTTGCCTGCGTTCTTTGGCCCACTGTGCGCTGCTGACCAACTTGATCCCATGCGCTTATAGGAAGCGTCATCCAGTTTTTGCGGAACTTCGATTGTGCCGGATGGAAAAGCGCCGTTAGAATAGAACGATTCAATAAAACCCTGATTTGCCAGCGCTGTGCCAAGTATGCCCTCAAAAGTATCTACAATTCCAATACCCCGAATCCCATCCCAAGACAGCCCGGATATGTGAATGATCCGATCCGCTGCGTAAGTGATTGTTTCCTGCTTCCCGCCCTCTAAGTCTGTCCTGTATTCATACACCGGCTTCCCTTTCTTTGTGATTTTGACCGTCATTTGCATCGGGTTCAAAATCTGCATCGAAGTAGCCAATCCCTGGTTCCTTGCGGATCGGTCAATGAGCGCGTAAAAGTTGCCGAAGGTGAGCAGGTGCAAAACCGCGGTCTGAAAGAAGTTATACCGCGTGATATTTTCGGAAGGCCGCAGGTTAAGCAGGCGCGTAATGGCATGTTCCCGGCGCTTCTTTACGCTGTCGTCACTGTTTATTTTGAAAACGGAAATCGGAAGGGAGGCGATAACGCCGGATAGGATTGTGATTGCCCGGAAAAAAGAAGTGACCGCCAAAGATGTTTGTTCGTCAACCGGAAACTGGCTGTTTCCTGATCCCAAAGCGCCCAAAGTTTCGGAACTGAGCGGATTTGCCGGATTTTCCAATGGGTTTCCCTTTTCCGCATTGGCTGCGGAATTGGAAAAAATACCCATAAATCTTTGGAAAATATTAGCCATCCCTTGCGCTTTGATCGCAAAAGTAGGCGGGTAGGGGTGTTATTCTGGTTCACAATCGTAAGTGCGCCACTCAAAACACTATCCAAGCGACCGTACGATCTGCCATTCTTTTTCTGATAATTCCCAAATCATTGAGTTGACTTTCTCCGCCGCTGCTTTCTCCGCCGCTGCTTTCTCCGCCGCTGCTTTCTCCGCCGCTGCTTTCTCCGCCGCTGCTTTCTCCGCCGCTGCTTTCTCCGCCGCTGCTTTCTCCGCCGCTGCTGATTCTGATATTAGGAACCCGCTTCCAAAAATGGCCTTGCCGTGTGCTTTTTGCGAATCCAGCGCCCTGTGATGCCGCGCGTCCTTTTTGTCAATCTTTATAGAAATGCCCTTTTCAACCATCCATGATATGCTGGAAACAGTGACGACATTATCCGGGTATTCGTACTTTGGGAGCGCAACCCTTTGGCTGGCTTCCAGTTGCTTGAATTTTTGATACAACGCCGCATCGCCTATCACCTTAGCGTCCCCGAACATATTGGATAAAAAAGAAGTCTTTACCGTTGCCCCGTTTTCATACAAAATATTTCCACCAACGACAATATGGGTGCAGTCAACATCACTGCCAAATAGCGTCAGGTGTGGAGCGAAAAGGAAAAACGGGACGCCTTCGCTCAGGTAGAACCGGACAATTTTGCTGATTATCGAAAACGGTGGATTGTCAATTACGACGTGATCGGGTTGGTATTCGATGGATTCAAAGTCACCGCCGGGGAAAAATGGCCGGATGATTGTTTTGCCCTCCAAGTTGCATTTTTCATTTACGTAATCCAATACAAGCTGGAAAACAGCAGGCGGCGTATAGCAATCATCTGTGGTTTTCTTTACTTCAAACTTCTGGACAAAGGCGTCGTGGTCGCTGAAAAGGTCAGGCCGCTTTTGTGGTTTATTGATAAAATAAACGCTTTCGCCTCCAAATAAGTCAATTGTTTTATACATCACTGTTTGTTTGTTTACAATCGTCAGGCGGGAAGTCCATTATCCGGATCATGCCCCCGGATTGCTCAAATTTGTAGCGGGAAACACGGTAGGAACCATAAGAGCAGAATTTCGGAGGTAGCCCCAATTCCCGGCGCTCGTTTTCAACTTTCTCCCATGCTTCCCGGTAGGTTGTATGTTCAGCGGATGAAATCGCAATCACCAAGCCAAAGAAAGTTTCTGGTTGCTCCAATACCTTTACCATCTGTGCGAATTTTTCTTTTTCCGTCCCCATAATAGACTATATTTGTCATTCATTAGTTGTGGGACAACTAAGTACGCATATCCTTTGCCTGAGCGCGCCCGCGTTCGGGCTTTTTTATGGGCGCATCGTAATGAAAAGCGACGCCCACGCTTTGATGTATTTCCGGACGTGTTTTTTCTTTTTGCGCGGCAACTGCATGGATTTAATCCATGCCTCGTTTGCCCTTTTCAAACATCCATCAAGTATGCCCCGAAGTGCCGAAATCTCTTTTGCTGCATTCGCTGCGCTGTCGGTAATTTTCGCCATTGAGTTGCTGAAATTACTTGCGTCGAAGTTTGTTAGTAGGTTGATATTGCCTTCCATTTCATGAATTTATAAAGTTCTGAATCCTTCTTCCCTTTCCTGCGTCGTATAAATACTCTGATCGTTCGCCCGTAGCCATCGAAAATACATTGCAAAGCACATTCCCAGCACTACCAACCCGTCAATCTTTTCCCGGCTTTTGCGCTTTGAGAACTTTTTCAACCCGTTGTTATCCACATCAACGACCACATTCCCCATATTCCAACGCAAAACCGGGTTCCCTTGATGGTTCAACCGCCCGGCGCTGACCAAATTTTCAATCATTACAATGGGTTCGTTAAAGTTTCCGGGCGTCTGCCGGATCTCCGACATATCAAACCCGTAGTCCTGCAAAGATACGGCCAATTGGGTAGATTGCCAGGGGTCATAGCCGATGCCGTCCACCTGCAAAACCTTCCCAAAGTTCAATATTTCTTCAAATATCCGTTCGTGGTCGGTCACGTTTCCGGCGGTCGTTTGAATAATCCCTTCGCGCTCCCAATCCATGTACGGAACCTGATCGCGTCTTACTCTTTCTTCGATGTTGTCTTCCGGTATGAAAAAGCGCGGGAAAAAGATGAACGATTCTTCTGTTTTTGGTCGGGGTACAATCAGGGCACCGCAAACGGTTAAATCCCGGTTGTTGGAAAGGTCAATGGCACAAAACGCCTGTCGTCCTCCATGGTCTTCCATTTTAACCATGGCCTGATTCTGCATCCAAAGCTCATCAGGCAACCACACTTCCGATTGCCGTACCCACATATTCAGGTTTTTGGTTTTGAAGTTGGTTTCAGCGCTTGCCCCCTGCGTTTTTGCCTTCCGATATTGCCCCATCAACCCTTCCATCGTTGGCGTATGCGGAAAAGACGGGTTTGCTTTTCCCCATATCTTCGGGTTTTCCCATTCCTTTTCGGGGTCATCCAGGGCATAAATCAGGATGAATTGGGCGTCGTCTTCTGCTTCGCCGCTCAAAATCCTTTCGCCAGAATCCCGCATCTTTTTGCAGGGGCCATTGATATTGAACCCCGCCGTTGTGATGATGACGGTCATGGGCTGCAAGCGGTTCACGGTTCCGGATTCGATATTTTCCAGGATCGAACGGTCGGGCGCTTCGTGGAATTCATCAATGATGCTGATATGCGGCCTTATCCCGTCCTGTGTCTTGCTATCCCCACCAAGCGGGGTGAAGCTGGACCCGTTCGACTTGTTTTTCAGCGACCGGGTGTTGATCGAATCGTACACCTTCAGCACGTCCGCAAAGTCTTCATCTTCCAGCGCCAGGTATTTGGCCATTACCTTTGCCGCCTCCCATGTGATCGCCGCCTGTGCGTACTTGTTTGCCCCAACGAAACATTCCGCCCCTGGTTCGCCGTCGAAATATGTGCCAATCAAACCAATTGCCGCCGCGAATTCGGATTTGCCGTTCTTTTTGGCAATCTCGATGTATGCAGTCCGGACCACCCGAAGCCCGGTCTTTTTCCACTTAAAACCGAAAAGCCCCGCAATTGCGAAGGCTTGCCAGTCGAGAAGGTTGAACTGCTTTCCCTGAAAATGTCCGCTGGTGTGGCGTAACGACTGGATGATCATCGTCACTATATCCACCGCCGTTTCATCGAAGTAGATGTCCTTGCGGGTGCGCATCTTTTCAAACCGTGCAACTGCCAGCGTTTCCAGTTTCCCGGCGATGCGCTTGCCGGATTGGATTGATTTTATGTAGCGCTGGTATTGCTTCATTTAGCTTGCTGCATCGCAATTCCTATGTTTGAGTAATTACGATCCCCGGTTACTTCTTTGCCGCAAAAAATCGGAGGTTCGCCGTCGAAATATCCCTCGATCTCTATAACATGCACGCCGTTTTCAAATACATCAATGTCAAGTTTCCACCCATGAACAGCGCCCGACCACCTTCTTTTTGTGAGCTTGTATTGGCAGCTTTCTAAGATCGCCTTCCCGTCTTCAAGCGGAATAGGGTATTCAAACTCAATGCGCTCTGAATCGGATTTGAATATTTTGTAACACAACATGCAGTCGTTTTTTTCGTGGTTGATTCGCACCCGGCACTGCTTGTTGTCTGAAACAAAAAGATACCCTTGCGTAATTGCGCCCACGCTAACGAGTTTGTTTATCACGCTGTGTTTATTGCACGCGGGATCAAATAGGAATCGCCTTTCAATTTCGGTGTTCATTTTGCTTGTTTCATTTTTTCAATCTTCTCAAATATTGATAGCCGTTTTGCGTCCGGCTTTTCTTCCCGCTTTTGTTCCAGTACCTTCACCAATGCCGCTGTTTTGCTTTTGCCGGCCACTGCTTCAGCAAGCGCCCGTAGCGCCATTGGTTGTTTCGTATCTTCCTGTAATGCGTTCAATTCTGCCTCCGACATCCCTAACAAAATCTCGTACGCCTGAATGACGACTTCCGTTGTCACGGGTTCGTATCCCTTCCGGCGTAGGGCTTCGATTGCGGATGTGAGGTTTTTGGCCATTAGTTCAAAGTGCGACGGAAACGAACATTGGTTCAAAGACATATCCCGCCGGGAAATCCGAATAATGGTTTTGACTGAAAAACCCGGCGGGATTTTAAAACTCAAATTAAATTCAAAGCAAAATGCAGAAGATAACAAAAATGCCAATCGGATTAGGCATGAATCATTTAGAGCGGGAAATTGCCGCCTGTTGGGTATGGAACGAATTGATTGAAGCGGATATTAACCCAGGCGGCTGGCAGTATACAAACGCGGAAGCGTATTAATTCACAATCAAAAATCAAGGCAAAATGGAGCTTATAAGATATTTTTCATTCCCTTACTGCTTTTTTGACACAAGGGCGCGCAGAATAAGACATGGGATTTTGGGATACGAAAGTCCTGTTGGTTTTCCGAACGTTGGTGATGTGACAAAAGATATTGATAATCACTTGGCAGGTTCTGGAATCATCGCTATTGAAATAAATATCACTGGCTGGCAGGAATTCCAAAACGAAAACGATTACCGGAATTTCTCAAACTGACTTATATTTGCATCACCATCGGCGGCAATTCCAGCAAAGGGAGGATTGAAACATACTATGAATAAACTTTGCCGCCGGTGGTTTTCTTTAAATGGGGCGGTTCGGAATGGGTATACGTTAGAACGGGTCGCAACCGTAACGCAGATATGCGGATGCCAAAGAACGGTAATCAGTCACGTCATCGGTGAGGGGTTCGATTCCCCTCCCGCCCCCTTAAATTTGTTCTTATGGAAATTGATTACAGCATCGAAAACGACATTGATTTTTACGCGCTTGGATTAGCTGAACGCGAAAAGATGTTGCAGGGGAAATAAAATCCCTTTATATTTGTGAAATCATTCGGCAAGCAGGTAGGAGCGCTCGCCCAATGTATAATGGTTTTGGATTTTTCCTTAACCGAAAGCCCGTTGCTCCTACCGACGGGCTTTTTTTATTTCTGGCAAATGAAGATTGTACGGTCGTATCACAACATTGTGATTTTAATGCCAAATATTAGGCATCATTCAGGCTTAACTGATTTTCAAAAACTACTTTTTGGCGAAATAAATCAATTGGCTGAGAATTACGGAATTTGCGAAAACTCAGACGGATATTTTGCTGAATTATACCAAAAGCCAGAATCTATTGTCAAAAAAGGGATTCGCAAGCTAAAGGAATTAAACTTTTTATTTGAGTTCAAAGATAGCGAAACCGGCAATCGCCTGCTTTGTTCGTGTTCGCACGGGTTGGCAAAAGAGATGTATGAAGAATCAATATCACGTAGTTCAATCGATACTCAGGAAATCATTTTTGATAACCCCATTGAAGTGAAAGAGGCGTTTGTCTACCTAATGAAAGACCATCGCACCGGGTACCACAAAATAGGTTTTTCAAAGACACCTAAGTACAGGGAATCAACTTTGCAGTCAGAAATGCCAGTCATAGAAATGCTTTTTAATTTTCCGGGAACTCGAAAAGTTGAAAAGGAAATCCACGAAATATTTTCAAACAAAAGGATTCGCGGCGAATGGTTTAATTTGTCCGGATCGGATATTGATTTCATCAAAACAAATTATAATCCACTATGAATTGGATATTCACCTCTATTCAGCACGGGCCTCGAAAAAAGCTTGGCATTTCCTGCAACGAATACACGGTACTGGATTTAATTTTCAGAAGCCAAACCCATCCGGATTTTTCGCACGAAGGTTGGGCTAAAACAGGAATTCACCAAATTGCCGAGGCGCTTGATCTAAGTCCAGGGACGGTAAAGGGGATTTTCGACAGAACCGAAAAAATGAGCCTTTTGGAGTTCAGGGACACCAAAAAGATATTCAAAAAAACCACCCCTGCTTTTTACAATGTAGCCTATTTGGAAGACCGTTCAGAAAATGAACAGCAAGTGTTCAGAAACCGAACAGAAGGTGTTCAGAAAATGAACAGCAAGTGTTCAGAAACTGAACCCGTATATAATAATAGTAATAAAGAAGTAAGTAAATATAAAGAAAGAGGGGTAAAAGCGATTGCTTTCACCCCACCACAACGCGAAGAAGTACTCACGGTATATGCCCAAATCTTTACAGATTCAAAAGTAAAAAACGCGCGCGCGTGGGCGGATTGGGAGGCGACAAAGTTTTTCGATCACTACACGGCGAACGGATGGAAGGTTGGGGGTAAGGGTA